CAGTTTCCTAGAACTGAAAAGCATGCATTTAGAGATGAAACAAAAGAATCTATATTTAATCTATCAAGAATATACGAACAAATAGATTTTAATGAAGAAATGGTTGCATCAGGATATGTAACAACAGGTTCTTTCCAATGGAAAAACGGTGTTAAAGATACACAAGTACAGTTTTATCCTAATCCTAATGGAAGATTTAAAATATCTTGGATACTTCCAACAGATATGCAAAACAATATAGAGGTTAAAAATGGTATTAAATATCCAGGTAATAAAGCTTACGGTGCTTTCGGATGTGATAGCTATGATATAAGCGGAACAACAGATGGTGGTGGTTCAAATGGATCATTACACGGATTAACAAGTTTTTCGTTATCACCAGATGTTCCTAAATCGCAATTCTTTTTAGAATATATTGCAAGGCCACAAACAGCTGAAATATTTTTTGAAGATGTATTAATGGCAATAGTATTTTATGGTATGCCAATACTTGCAGAAAATAATAAACCAAGATTATTATATCATTTAAAAAGAAGAGGTTATAGAGGATTTTCTATGAACCGACCAGATAAAGTTAGAAATAAATTATCTGTAACAGAAAAAGAATTAGGTGGTATACCTAATACATCAGAAGATATAAGACAAGCTCATGCATCTGCGATAGAATCTTACATAGAAGAAAATGTAGGTATAATAAATGAAGAGCATGGTAGAATGTATTTTCAAAGAACACTCGAAGATTGGTCTAAGTTTAATATAAACAATAGAACAAAGTTTGATGCTTCAATAAGTAGTGGTTTAGCTATAATGGCTTGCCAAAGACATTTATATGCTCCAAGAGCAGAAAGACAAACAAAAAAAATAGATTTTGGATTTTCTAAATATAATAATTCAGGATTAAAAAGTAAAATATTATAATAATGGCAGAAGCTACAGGATATACAACTCAATTTCCCAGCCAATCGGTTGATGACGCTACAAAAGCTAGTGAAAAGTACGGATTGGAAGTGGCAAGAGGTATAAAAAATGAGTGGTTTAGAAAAAGTGCCGGTACGGGTAGGTTTCTTCAAAACCAACGAGAGTTCCATAGACTAAAATTATATGCTAGAGGTGAACAGTCAATACAAAAATATAAAGATGAATTTTCTATAAATGGTGATTTATCATATTTAAATCTTGATTGGAAACCTGTACCTATAATTCCAAAGTTTGTTGATATAGTTGTAAATGGTATGCAAGATAGATTATTTACAATTAAAGCATTTGCACAAGATCCTTCTTCTACAAAAAAAAGAACTGATTTTGTAGAAATGACACTCGAGGATATGAATACAAAAGATTTTATAAAACGAGTTGATGCAAAGTTAGGTATAAATATTGAAAACTTTTCGGGTCAACCAACTCCTGAAAGTGATGAAGAGCTTGAATTACATATGCAAATAGGATATAAACAAGCTATTGAGTTGGCCCATGAGCAAGCTATTGACAATGTATTTAAAAGAAATCATTATTATGAACTTAAAAAACGTTTAGATTATGACCAAACTGTCCTGGGTATATCTTGTGCTAAGCATACTTTTAATAATACTGACGGTATTAAACTCGAATACGTAGATCCTGCTAATTTAATATATTCTTATACAGAAGATCCTAATTTTCAAGATGTATATTATTTTGGTGAAATAAAACAAATAAAATCTAATGAGCTTAAAAAACAATTTCCTGAATTATCAGATGAAGAGTTTGAAGATTGTGTAAGAAGATCTAGTAAGATTAATCAATATGATTATACAAATAATGATTCTAATGATTCATATGATTCTAATACATTAACTGTAATGTATTTTAATTATAAAACCTGGGAACAAAGTGTATTTAAAATAAAAGAAACATCTTCTGGTGCTAAAAAAGCAATTAAAAAAGATGATACTTTTAATCCACCTAAAGATCAAAGAACAAGATTTGAAAGAGTAGCACAAGCAAGAGAAGTTATATATGAAGGTGTTATGGTTTTAGGTGCTAATAAACTTTTAAAATGGCAAAAAGCTGAAAACATGGTTCGTCCTGACTCAAACGTGAATACGGTTATGATGAATTATGTTGTTAGTGCACCTAGATTTTATAAAGGTAAAATTGAAAGCCTAGTTAGCAGAATGGTTACTTATGCTGATTTAATACAATTAACACATTTAAAATTACAGCAGGTAATACAAAGAATGACACCATCTGGTGTATTTGTAGATGCTGATGGATTATCTGAAATAGATTTAGGAAATGGTACAAACTATAATCCACAAGAAGCATTAAATTTATATTTTCAAACAGGATCTATTATCGGTCGTTCAATGACTGTGGATGGTGACGCAAACCCAGGCAAAGTACCTATTCAAGAATTACCAGGAGGTGGGGGTCAGCAATCAGCCCTTTTAATACAGTCATATAATTATTATTTAAATATGATAAGAGATGTGACTGGATTAAATGAAGCAAGAGATGGTTCTGATCCAGATCCTCATGCTTTAGTTGGTGTACAAAAATTAGCAGCTGCAAATTCTAATACAGCTACTAGACATATATTACATAGTTCTATGTATATAACTAGTGAACTAGCAGAAGCAATATCTATAAGGTTAAAAGATGTATTAGCTTATCATCCTCAAAGAGATATATTTATTAAAAGTTTAGGAAGATTTACGGTAGGTGCATTAAAAGAAATAAACAATATACATTTGCATGATTTTGGTGTATTTATAGAATTAGATCCTGATGAAGATGAAAAACAATTAGTTGAAAATAATATACAACAAGCTTTATCTAAAGATCAAATACAATTAGAAGATGTAATAGATATTAGAGCAATAAAAAATATAAAATTAGCTAATCAATTATTAAAATTTAGAAGAGCTAAAAAAGCAGCTGCAGATCAAGTTAAAGCAGAAAGAAATATTGCTGCTCAATCGCAAGCTAATGCTCAGGCTGCACAAGCTGCTGAAATGGCAAAAGCTCAAGCTGAAAGTGTAAAAGTTGAATCAAAAATGAAGCTTCAAGAAGCACAGAAAAATTTTGACATACAAAAACTTGAAACAGAGGCTAGAACAAAAAAAGAGTTAATGCAGTTTGAATTTGATTTAAATATGAAATTAAAACAAATGGAGCTAGATTCAAAAGAAAAAGTGGAGCTTAGTAAACCTGTACAAAGTCCAAAACCTTCTAAGCCATTTGAATCTAAAGGTAACGATGTTTTAGGTGGAATCGATCTTTCAAGATTTGAACCTAAATAAATTTTAAATTATTATATATTATTAAATTATGGAAAAGTGGAAAGTAAAAGGAATCGTCACAGACGAACCAAAATCTAAACAACAAACAGAACAAGCTGTTTTAGATAAAGCTGTAGAAAAAGGTGAAATAGAACCGGAAGCTGCAGGAAAAAAAGATAACGACGTTATAAAAATAGATTTAGATAAACTAAAAAACAAAGAAAAAGATGCCGTTCAGAAGCAAAGCACAAATGAGGTATCTGTACGCGACGGATCCGAAACTAGCGAAGAAGTTCAAAAGGAAAACAAAGAGGAAGTTAAAGAACCTACCGGAGAAAATAAACAAGAAGAAAACAATAAAAGTGACAAAGAAGAACAGAGGGAAGAAATAGACTCACCTATTGAACTTATACAAGAAGAAGAAAATAAACAGCCAGAAAAAGTTGAAACTAATCAACCTAAAGTTGATCAACGTTCGGCTGAAGTAAACGAAAAACCTGAACCAAAAGAACCTGAAGTAAATTTACCAGAAAATGTTGATAAGCTAGTAAAGTTTATGGATGAAACTGGAGGTTCAATTGAAGATTATGTAGCTCTTAATAAAGATATATCTAGTTTAAAAGACAGTGAATTATTAAGAGAATATTATACAAAATCTAAACCATGGGAACAATCTGAAATATCAGAATATATGGAAGATAATTTTTCATATACTGAAGATGATGACCCTAAAGAAATACGTGCTAAAAAGCGCGCATACAAAGAAGAAATACATAAAGCTCGACAGTTTTTTACTGTTAATAGGGATAAATATTATGCTGACATCAAGTTGAAGAAGCAAAATGAAATACCTGAACAATATCAAAATGCTTTGAAGTTTTATGAAGATTCAAAAAGGAACGAAGAAATAAACAAAGAAATAACAAATAAATTTTTACAGAGAACAGAAAATGTTTTTGGTAACGACTTTAAAGGATTTGATTTT